TCACCATGTGATAATGATCCAACAAATTCTCAAACAGCAACTCATTATCATCCAGCATGGCAAGGTCTTCATCCAAGACCAAGAAAGGATAGTAATAGGGTAAATTATTTTATTCAACAAGGTGATACTACTTACAATCAATTGGATGATCATCCAGAAGATCCATCTCTATGGTTTACTGTTGCTAATATTCCTACTACACAAGGATCTGATATAATTGTGTTACCAGCTGGTACAGATATTAGAACTACTATAACTGAAGGTACTGCACCCAATATAATTACCAGTTACAAGTATGATAAAATACGTCCGTATAAGTTAGTTGATGGACCTGGATTTGAAAAGGGAACGATGATTGAGACTATAGAACAATCAGGTACTGATGATACAAATTATTCATATGAGATTAAGTTATCTAAAGAATGTATAGAGACTACAACTGGAGAAGATGTTGTTTTTAGAGATGGTACATGGCCTACAACTATTAATACATTTGCACCACAGAATCCAGATGATAATGGATTTACATCACACCAACATGGTACATTTGATCTCCAAATGTCAACAGGATCATTAAAACCACAATCAACATATATTGTTAGCGATGTTAGTTTAGGTAATGTTAGTCCAATTAATGAGGATAATGCTCTAAATATAGTAACTACTATTACCCAACCATCAATGACTATAGTTTATCTTATTAAGGCATACTAATGGCGAAGATATACGCAAAAGAGAGAGCAAAATATGGTAATTTAACAGGTCAAATAATAGTATGGCCAGTTGAAGTTGATAATGTTATCACATCTAGTAATACAAAGAAACAGTTACCTGCTGGTTATTTAAGATGTGATGGCACAGTTTATAATGCTATTGATTATCCACAACTTGCTGCTATATGTGGCACAGGAACTGGTGGTAAATTTGTGAGAAGAAATCTTGCTAATGAACCATTACAAACAGTAAGTGATGAACAATTTGTAGTACCAGATTTAGGATCTAAGTATCCAAAAGCAACTGGTGCTGCAACTGGTGGTGGACAATACTTAGATATTAGGGAGACAAATGCTGCTGATATAGAAGTAAGTCGTTCTGGAATTGGTATTGAAGCACAATCAATTGGAGATACCAATGGTGAATTTGATATAGAATACGAAGGTAATTTTGTTATTCCATCTCATGATATTAATATGAGAGGAAGACCATCGTGGACTGTGGGTACTGATGCTGGAAGGAGAACAGATAGTGAAGTGGTTGATATGACTGCTATTGCTGGTCATATGCATTTTCATAGTGGAACTAGAACAAGATTAAAAGCACAAACTGAAGTTGATGAAAATACTCCAAGTAATGTTCTTGATCCAGCACCAATAGGTAATGTTGGTTTGTTTCAAGCTTCACCTATACCATTATATAAATGGTTGGAAGCAACAATGGAACCTAATAGTGCTGCTAATAAATGGCCAGGAAATAATCAAGATGTTTGTAAGGGAATAGCATCAAGTAACTGGCAAGATGGAAAGCAATATTTATTTGGTGATGGTAACTGGAGTCCACTTGATAAAACAATGTATGGTAATGCATGTTGGAACAATGATCAACCATTAAATCAACAATGGAATTATAATTGTTTGTTGCCAGCTGAATCTTATATGAATGAGAAGGGATTGGATGTTGATGGGAAAACAGATGGTTCTAGAGCATGGGATAATTATCCAATAACACAAACACCATATACTGTTGATACTACTACTAATAGTAAACCAAATTACGAATCTGGTATTGATCTTACCTTTGGATTAAGTATTCTTTGTGTCTTTGGTAATAGTGGTTGGGCATTTCAAAACTCAACTATAGATGTTGCTGCTACATATGTACAGAGTGGTAGTGGAGTTCCTAATGATTGGAAGGATAGTTCCTGCTATGATGTTGTACCCCTTCAAAATAATACACAGATTTGGAATACAACTCAATTATATCCATCATTATTCAATGAGTTTACAGAGACTGATACTCTTAATACCACTGCTAATGATCGTACAGATCATTTTCATAAAATAAATATAGATAAGGGAGCTCATAGTTATAAATTAAGAACTGATGCAACAGAAATAGCAGCAGATTTACTTGATACTAAACTAAGATTAGATGTAGATAATGCTGTTTCTGTTGATAGTGTATGTGCTCCATTTATTGTATTAGAATACCTAATTAAAATTTAATGACTGTTTCATCTCCACCAAGTTATAGAAATAATAGACCTAACTATTATACTGATAAGGCATCTGATATGATGCCTATTGGATCAATAGTTTCTACTTTTAAAGCTATAACAAGTAGTTATGATAACAGTTATACTCCAGTAACTAGATATACTGTACAAACTGGTAATGCTAATACAGCAACTAATCCAGAGTTTCAATATCCTGGATATTTGTATTGTGATGGTGCTGAATATAATATAGGTGATTTTCCAGCATTATTTGAGGTAATTGGAACTGATTATGGTGGTGAAGCAAGACCAGGCATAAAAATTGTTAATGGTGGTAGTGGATATGATGCTGGTACAACTATAACATTTGATTCTGCACCAGCAGGAGGAGAGGATATAGAAGCTAATCTTGCTATTGTTAGTGGAGTTGTAGTAGGTGTAAATTTAACTGCTTTAGGATCAGGATATTCAGAAGATATATCACAAGAACCAGGTTTTACATTAGCGAATACTGGTGGTGGAAGTGGATTACAATTAGAAATCAATATAGGACAAGGTGGTGCTGTTGAGTCTGTAAGTACAGATAATGTATATTACCATTGGGGTGGAGCAAGATCTCTTGGTACATTTAAAGTTCCAGATTTAAAAACAAGAAAGATATTAGGATATGGGAATGTATATGGACCTGGAAGTCCTACTGCTGGTTTAATAACTCTTGGTGCTGGTGCTGATAAGGTAGGTGGATCTTGGTATTTTGATAAACAATCTCAAAAAGGATTTTTTGCTCTTGGTACAATTACTACTACTGGTTACGAGAAAGTAACTGATGTCGTTGAGACTACAATGATTGGATCTCAAGCAATTAAGATTACCATTGATGATAGAAGATTGCAAGGACCACCAGAGCATAGTCATTTTATATACCACAGTCTTCCAAATTCACAATCTTCTTATGGTTCTGCTTACACTGGTGATAGATATTCAGTTGGTTATACTCCTAGTAATGCTAGAACTTATGGTTGGACACCTCAAGGTGGTATAGCATTTGGACATAAACATGGATTGTCAAAGCAACCATTACAAGATACCAATGTAGCAACATATGATATATTTGATTATAAAATGGGTGCAGAAGGAACTGGTAGTATTAAATCAACAAATCCAGATTATTATTTTGCATCAAGTGCTAGTGGAGCAGGTACTTGGGAAGAAGTAACATATACTCCTGACCCATTGTTTAGATATTTTGTTAATGATTCAGAAATTGGTGGTAGAGAGACGGTAAGTGGTGGTAGGGCAATTATTAGTTATACTCAAGACCTGGAGTATACTGTTAGTCAGAATATTAATATACCTAACCAGTGGGCTATAATGGAAGTTACACTTGCTGGTGGTGGTGGATCTGGTTCTGCTGGTGAACAACAAGGAAATGATGGTAATGATACTACAATAACAGTTACTTCTGGTGCTAGTACAGTTTTAACAATAACTGGTGGTGGTGGACAAGGAGGTGGAAAGTTTAATAATTTCACCAGTGGTGGTAATAAAGGATCTACTAGTGTAACTGGTAGTGCTGCTGGTGATGGTAATATAGTATCAGAACAGGGAGTAGATGGTACTGATGGAGGACTTGGACCTGCAACTGGTGGAATATATCCAGGAAATACTAATCCAACAGATCCAGGATTAGGAGGTACTGGAGGAAAATTCCTTATTGCTAATTGGAATTATGCTAGTGGTACTGATGGTAAGCATACATTTAATGGCAATGCAGGTGGAAATTCACAGGTATTTAATATAACACCATCTATGGGACTTAAAACATATAATGTGAGTACTTTAAGTGCTAGTGGAAAGTTTACAAAAATTGAAATTGATATGGCTGGTGCTAAGGGTGCAAACTCTCAATTAGCACATCAAGATGGAGGTGGTGCTTTTGATGGATCTATTGGTGGTGATGGTCGTGATGGTTGTAGAATGCAATTGGAAATTAAATCTTCATTAGTAGAGAATACTAATGCATTTGCATTTACAGCACAGGCAGGATATAAAGGTCAAGATTATGCGTTGAATGCTTGGCCAGAAGGAGATGGTATTGGTGGAGGTGGACCTGGTGGTGCAGGATTCTCTAATGCCTTTGGTGGAAATGGTGGTGATGGTGCTACTGATGATGGTGGCGGTGGTGGTGCTGCATCTATTTTTAAAGTAGGACAGACTCTTGTTGCTGGTGCAGGTGGTGGAGGAGGAGGCGGTGGTCTCCAACAAGGATCAGCTCCTTATAATGGTCAAAATGGACAACCGAATGCTACTTATGGAGACAATCCTTCAGCAACTTCATTTGTATTATATACTGGTAGTGGTGATCCAGGTAAACAATATGGCTGCGTAGGTGGCGGCGGTGGAGGCGGCGGCGGTGGCGTTGCTCCAACCGCAGGTGGAGGTGGTGGATCTGGTGGTACTGGTGGAGATCCACAAGGACTTGGTGGTGCTTCTGGCCATGGTGGTGGAGATGGTGGTACATCAGGTGCTAGTGCATATAAGAGTGATGTAGTTGATTTTGTTAACTCATCTATATCTAACAGTGGTGATGGATATGTTAAAGTTACCCTTACAGAAGAAGATGCATACTGGTCTCCTGGTGGAGGTGGTGGTGGATCTGGTGGTTTAATAACATATCAAATTGAAGCAGATAAATTACCAGGCGTGTCAAGTGTTGCTTTGAATATGAACAGTAATGCTGCTGCTGGTGTTGGTGGTACTGATAATGCCTTGCCACCATATGCTAAAGTTGGATTTGGTGTTATAACTGGATGGGATGGAGGAAATGTATCCATATCAATTGGAGATATAATTATCAAGGCATCTGATGGTGTTAACCTTTTTGCTTCTGGTACTGGTTCAGGTGATGGTGGTGGATTTAAATTACCATACACACAAGTTCCTGAAGTAGAATTTGAAGGTGGTGGTTCTGGATCAGGAGCACAAGCAAGTGTAACTATAACTGACGGTTGTGTTAGTGCAATTACTCTTGACAATGCAGGAACTGGATATACATCAGCTCCATATGTTCGTATAAAACATGGTGCAGGAACAAAAGCATATGCAACTGTTAAAGCAAAAACTGATGGTAATAGAGAATTGTACGATCTTGCATTATCTACTACAGGATTAACTCCAGTTAAATATAATGATGATGTTGGTAAACCTGCATATGTTAGATTTGCTGGAACTGAAGCTGTTAGATGGATTATTCTTAAAGAAGCAGATACATCTGATGTTAAGAGATTTGTTGTTAAATGTGCTCGTGGTAATGGTATTAATGGTGGAAAGAGACCAAATGAAGGTGGTGATGAATTGAAACTATTTTATAATACTGATATGAGTGAGACTTTTAATAATTTCTTGGGTGTCCTTGTTCCTACACCTAGTGCTACTGATATATCAACACAATATGATGGTAGTGGAACAGGTGATGAAGCAACTAAGTGGTATTGGTATGGTATTGATTTAACAACTGATGCACAGAATGCAAATGTGAGATTTATGATTAAACAAGAGAGACCATCAAGTGCTAGTGGAGATGATAGTGATAATTATGGTATATGTGATTTCATTTATGAAAAGAAAGAAATTACTGAATTGAAATTCATTCCTACTGCTGGTAGAATCTCAGCTAGTGGTGTTGATGAATTAACATATAATGTGGAGGGACCAGCAAATGCTACCTATACCACAGGTGCTACTGGTAATGATTCTACTTTTACATTAACACCACAAGTACCACTTGTACCTAATGCAGCAATTGATCCTGATATTCATGTACCATTGGTTGAATCATATCATTTATGCAAACATATAATCAAAGCATTCTAAATATAGAAGGGAACGTATAACAATAACATGGCAACTCCACAATTATTATTGCAAGTAGATGCGATATTAAAAACAGTTACTTATAAAGGTGTAACTAAAACAATTGCTGACGGTTACTGGACAAGTGACATTGTTCCTGCAATATATCCCCTATGGGATAGTGATAAGGATAAGTTAGTAATGTTTGCTTGGTATGATAATAGTACATACTTAGCACAGAAACGTAAGTACACTAAAAACTTCAAGACTGGTCAATTCTATTGGAATGACTATGAAATGGAGGATGTTGGTGGTAATGAAGGTGAAACATTATTTAATACGTTTAAGGATGCGTTCTTCTTAGCAGATTCATTAGATAAGATTGAATATGAAACTGAGTTTGCTAAATTACATGCACAGACATCAACAGTTAGTTGGTTGTCAGTTAGATTAGCACGTAATTTCTTATTAACAGAGACTGACTATGTTTTTATTGAAGATTCACCAGTTAGTGCAGAAGATAAACTATTATATAAAACATATAGACAGAAACTAAGGGATGTTCCTTCAGATACAGCAACAACTGATCCTTCTGCTGTTAAGTTTCCTATAAATCCTAGTTATTTTAAGAAAATATGGTTAGAAAAAGATCCAACTGTAACATATCTTGGTACTGCTGATCAGTTTGTAACATTAGCATCACATTATTTCACTACATTCCAAGAGAAGTTTGCTGCTTATCTAGTTGTTAAGGATTTAACTGAAGGATTATATAATAAATCATTTATAGATGAACTTAAGACAGCAGGTGTTGTTTACGATGGTAACAATGGAAATATAATCAGACAGATGGATGATTTCAGCATTGAACAAAGACAAACAACAGAGGATTATTTAAATGCTCTACTCAAGAAAATTGAGGATAATCAGTAATGGATGTAATTAACATTTGGGATACAGTAGAATCATATTGTAAAGCAAACGATACTTGTGTAGTATATTTTGTTAACGAGAAGATTAAGACTGCTGTTGTTGTTAAGCAACAAGAAGTATGGACATGGTATACTGATTTTGCTGAAGATTTTGTTCTTGATCAAATGAAAACTCTTGGTGACTGGGATATGATACCAGTTAAGAATGTGGATCAAGCAGTAGCAAATGCAACAGCATGGTTTCCTAAGAAGGAAGACTGTCCTGATGAGGTTCATCATTGGACATGCTATGTAATGGATACCAATGGTGATTTTGCATGGCAAAACGTAGATAGTCCACCATCTAACTCATGAAAAGACGAGATGCTACTAAAAGAGTAGGTGGCATTGATGCGAAACTACCTTTTGGTGGTGCTAGATGGAGTGCAAATGTACTACGACCAGATGGCATATATCAAATTGTTAAGTTTGATACACCAACGAGATCTGTTGATATAGAATCATTTATTAAAGACAGATATAATGTACAGGAAGTCAGCGACATTACAAGGATAGGCTAGACCACATTAAGAACTGTCACAAGCCCCCTTCACAGGGGGTTTTTTAATGCTATAGTATATTTGTTGAGGGATCACTAGGTTCCTAACTACCGAATACAACGCAAGGCAAGGGTGGGCGACCCCAGAGGAATATGCCCTTTATGTTTGGAGACCTCTTGTACTCATTACGAGTTTTGAAGTTGGAAAGTCGGACATTACCGTTGGGGTAATTTACCACACTTACCCTAGTCCCTCAACTGCTGCATGTCCCTTTGGTGGTTTCAGACATGGAGGCGATAGGAAACCACCACTATACTATATTATTACAGTCATGCTCTCTCAGTTAAACAAGGACATTGATTACTGCACACGTGTGTTAGGATGCAATGCAGAGCAGACTGATGAACTTATTCAGGCTGCTGAAGCATTAACTATTAATGCTGAGTATTTTTGTGAAGAATTCATTGTTGCACCAGAGGGTGAGAATGCAATGAAGTATCAGCGTGAGGATTTTATTGATCTTGACGCATTCAATGCGTATCATGGTATTTACTTTGAGGATGTTGAAGATGCTTGTTGAGTTATTCAAGGTAGCAGAAGGAGCAGCAGTGTTAACAACTATTACAATTGCTGCTGCTACCGTTCCTCATGCTATAATATCTGGAGAAGATTTGACAACTATTGTGCCAGTTATTACACTGTATGAGCACGATGACCGTAGGATCTATCCAGAAGTTTACCAACACGAGGAAAATGTTCTCCACGAAACTCCTTAAATTAGCAGTGGATCGCTCGTTGGGTAAACCAACCAAGAACCAAGGTGAACTGTTTGAAGAACTGTACAATGAGTACATGGGTGATT